ACATGATTGACTAGGTACTCATGAATTTCTTTAAACTCTTCATCAGTTTTTCCTATCATACCAAATGTCTGCAAGAATGGAAAGTATAATCCAGTTTTACCAATAGCATTAGTATACACTAAATTCATTGGCTTGTCAAGCGAATGATGTTCATTAAAGAATGGACTAGTAGAATATTTACCATGTTCATGCCCAAGAGTAATCTGTAAATCTTGAAAGTCTATCTTGGCTTGTTCTGGTAAATCATCATACGCTTTGATCATATCAATCCAGCTAGTACGACTACCTCGTGAACCCTTTATTGCCTTTAACCATATAAGAGGTGATCTATCTGGATTAGATGCTTGGTTGGCGTGCCAATCTAATGCGCTTGTATGTCCAAATAATCCTTCTTCACCATCGTCATCTTTTTCTCCAGTCACTCTGAGAATATTTTTGTGGCAAGCAATATGTTTTGTTCTGTCTGGTTGTAGATCATATCTCTGGCACTCACCAATCATCTCACAGATTCGTACCTCTTGATCCATTGTTAAGTGTCCTTGATCTCTTATGACTACAATCATATTTTCAAGAACTTCTTCTGCTATGGCATGACAACCACCTTCACCTATAGTAGCCAAATTACCTTGAACTAATCTCATTTACCGCAAGTCTCCACACAAAATTTTATTGGTGTATTATTTTTCAAATCGTCATAGTATAAATCATTAAGTTCGCCACTGTCAATAACTTCTTTTAAATTTCTACCATTCATCGCAACACCTCTTTCTGGTAATTGATTGGCAGTCATACAACAAGGATAAATTTTATCATCAAAAGAAATAAAAACGTTCAGATTCTTTTCTGAAAAATCTGCAACCCGTGAATGATCTACTGTCCAATTATATGAAATGCAAGTCTGAAGCATATTTTTCCTTTAGTTCTTTTACTTTTTCTGACATATCAAAAGCAGGTGTCAATATATATTCTACATCTCTGTAGTCGCCTGCACCAAAATACACTGGTAGTTGTTGTCCTTCACGCTTTATTATCTCATGCTTTCCCCACTGGTTTCCAGATACCTTATCTATAGACTCATGCATACCCGCGGCAAATGGAACTGGTCTTTCTATAATAGTGAAGAATTTAATTTTATTTTCTATTGCAATTTTTATTGCACTCTCTAAATGATTTTTATTTTCATTGAAGAGTAGATATTGCCAAGAAGAATCTTTTGCAGTGCATTCAGAACTATATGCTTTTAAATTATCCATTGCATCTGACCACTTAACATTTCTTCTATACAACTCATTGGATTCTTGATCTGATCCATCTAATCCAAATACAATATTGACTCCCATTTTACCTAGTCTTTGATATGTTTTTGGCTTTCCTATTGCGCCGTTAGTTGAAATATCAATTCTAACTTTAGGACTTTCTGATATAAGCCACTCACATATATCTGCAACTACATCACACCCCATTGGGTCACCCCAATTACCACATAACTTTACAAACTCTAATCCACTGGCTACACCATCTAAGATGTGTTTAGTTTCATCAAGTGTTCTTTGTGTCTGTACAAAATCTTTTAGTTTCCCACCACTTTGTCGAACACAAACTGGACATCTTGCTTGGCACGTACTTGAGATTTCATAGTCTATCGCAACTATGCTTGTCATTTTATATCAACAGACGCCATGATATCTGTTAAGCAGGCAGTAAGATTAATTTCTTGGTCTGCTACGAATGCGGCTTTGTACTGATAGTCTGCAATCAACAACACCAAATGAGGTACTTGCTTTACTTTATCAATCAGCGCATCATAAACTTTACGATAGATGCCTTGTGGATCTGTGTCAACATTGTTGGCTACCCATTGTCGCATCTTCTTAAAGTCTTTATCTTTGAGTGCATCAACAAGACCCTTAACATTCATTTCAGCCAGATTGCTGAGTATGCCTTCATCGATTACACCACCAATACTATATCGTTGCAGTTCATTTAGAACTCTACGATAATCTGGAAAATGTTTCTTGAGTAATTCAGCAAGAACTTTTTCAGAGTATTTAATCTCTTCAATGTCCAGAATATCTTTCATACGTTTGTGAAATTGCATTGCCATTTTTGGCTTGTGCGCTTTGTCCAAACGGAACTCGACCACAGTAGTTCTACTATGCAAAGGTTCAATGATTCTGTTTTTGAAATTACAAGTGAAGATAAATCTACAGTTGGCAGAAAACTCTTCAATGAATGCCCGTAGTGCGGGCTGAGTAGAATTTGGATTGAGATAGTCTGCTTCGTCTAAGATTACTACTTTGGTTTTGTTTTCAAAACTCATAGTACTTGCAAACTTTTTGATTTTGGTACGTAATACATCGATACCAGATTCTTCAGAACCATTGATCATGATTACATCACAATCTAATTCATTACACAAGGCTCTAGCAACTGTTGTCTTACCAGTACCGGCAGTACCACACAGTAATAGATTGGGTATCTCACCCTTTACTACAAATTGTTTGAATGTTTCTTTGACCGAATCTGGTAAAACGCAATCATCGATAGTTTGTGGTCTGTACTTCTCCACAAATAAGAATTCATTGCGCTCACTCATGATGTGATCCTTTTCTGTAAAGTTTCAATCATTGCATCACGATTGTCGTTCCAAGTTTCTTCTGATCGATCAACCATCTTCTTACCAGATTTGATCTGCTTCGGGAAGAACTTTGCATTCTCCAGATTTCGCAACGCAACTCTGCGTCTTTCATTCACATTCTTTTTTCTCACTTAATTCTCCTCATAATATAATTAACCAAAAGATTCAGATGTAGAACCTCCATCAAACAATTCAAGTTGAAGATCGCGTGGCTTTGCTTTTACTGGACTATCGAAAATAATATAGTTAAATACATTTTCTGGACTAGTCTCACCATATGGATCAGTCTCACAATTATCACTGATACCAGGTTCGATGAATGATTTTTCAACAACACCATCATTTAGAAGTACAGCATATCTCCACGATCTTTGACCAAAACCAAGATTGTCTTTTGACACAAGCATATTCATACTCATAGTCAACAAGGCAGAACCATCTGGAATAAGTTTTACATTCTTTAACTTTGCCCATTTGCCCCACTGGTTCATAACAAAAGAATCGTTTACTGATACACAATAAATCTCATCAATACCAACTTCACGAAACTCATTGTACATCTTTTCAAAACCAGGAAGTTGATATGTAGAACAAGTAGGAGTAAAAGCACCAGGTAGACTGAAAAGAACTACTCGCTTATCAGAAAACAACTGGTCTGTTGTTACTTCTTGCCAAACATATGGATTACCTTCCGTGATATTCTCATCCAGTACACGGGTCTGGAAACTCAAAGTTGGAATTTTAGTTCCGACTTCGATAACGCCACTATTTTTCATAGTCGCTCCTTATATTTTTGAAGATTGATCTAGAGCGATCCAGTATTGCATACTTCCGCCATGCAAGTGCATGAACTTTTTCTTACTAAGAACTACATCGTAGTCAGTAGAAATTACCTTGAAGTTTTCCATTGGAATACGACAATCGAATTCACCTTGATACTCACCAATTTCCATGGTGTATGTATTCGATCTCGGAGAACCTGGGTCACCAACTGAGAGTACCACTTTACCATTTTTGGCAATGACACTAAGCATTGAAGCCGAAACAATAGAAGCGGCTTGCTTGATAGTATCAATCGTTTTAGTGGATAACTTGAAAGCAAATTCAGAATCTACTTCGATAATCTTATCTGGTGCCGCAACTAAAATATTCTTGTCGGCATAGTAGTATTTGAATTCTGCTAAGTCTTTTTTGATTGACAAACTATCGTCACCAAACTCAACATCGGTATCATCCATCATAGATAGAAGTGCCAACAAAGTGTTTAGATCATAGATGCCAATTTCCCTGTCAAAAGTTTCTGATACTTCTGCTCGGGCAAAGATTCCAACATCTGCTGGAATTGTATTTAAAACATTACCAGGTCTAATCAAAAGATTAGGATTGATACTAGCAAAGTTTTTGAGAACCTCTAGGGTTTTCTTGGATATTTTCATTATGTAACCTCATCACGTTGTAAATTAAAATCATTATATAGGGTCGACTACCAAAAGTCAAGTAGTTTTTAAACAGTTTCTTTAGAAATTGCAAAAGTCTGGTTGTTGTCTGTGTTCCATTGAACAAACTTTGCTTCGGTTTCAGGTTCAATACCATCGCACTGTGCATCTCTAACTACTGCCCAGGCTGCCTGCAAAGTATTATATGAGTCTTCATCTTCATATGTTAGAATGTATGAAAAGTCCAACATATCTTCACTGAACTCCCAACTTACTGTAATATCACCATCAGCCTGTCTAGCGGCAATCCAATCACTAAGGACTGTTTGTCTAGCAGTTTCTTCTGCGGTATATACTATATTTGTATCCATGACATACCAATCGTCATCAACGGTAGGTCTTGAATATGTAATTGCGTATTTGTATGCCATTTTTTACTCCAAAAATTTGACTAGTATACTGCTATTTATAAAATCTAAGACTGTCACTTCCATTTATGAGAGGAGAGAGAGGTCACGAAAGTGACAGTCTTAGCCCACTAGGGGAACTGGTTAAGTTACTTCGATTAAAACCGAGGCGGCTTTCCCTCCAAAGCCAAGGCTATTCTTTAGCGCATATTTACAATCAGTTGCGCGGGTTTTCGTAGTAACGTATCTATATTTGGTGCTATTTATAAAAGTTTTCGGTATAATATTACGTTTTAATGCCATTACCGAGTATATTAATTCGATTATTCCATTGCCTGCCATGGTGTGTCCTAGCTTAGATTTGAGTCCTACGACATCTACATAAGGAAACATATCTTGAATTGCATTGTACTCAGATTCATCACCCTGTAAGGTACCTGTAGCATGAGCAGATACAAATCCGATATCATTCTTATCAATGCCTTGTGTGGCTAGCCCCATTGCTTTTTTCAATCCGAATGCAGATGGATTAACAAAGTCTCCTTCTACACCATCACTTGCTATACCTGGCTGATAGATGTACCCAATGATTGGAATATTTTTCTCAATTGCTTTGTGGACATCCATCAAAATTAAACAGCCTGCTCCTTCACCAGTAATTATTCCATCACGATCATCATCAAATGGAGCAGACTTAGAACCTAGGACACCTAGCTTATCAAAAAACGTAGAGTCCCATAAATTATTTGCTGAGTCACCAGCACCGCATACTATGTAGTCATATCGTTTTGCCAAATGAAACGCATAGTCTAATTGGTAGAGACTTGTAGCGCAAGCAGAATTAAAACTGGTAGCACCACCTGTAAATCCAAACGATTGCGCTATGAGACCCGCGGTGAAGTCTCTACAACCCTGTAGCAACTGTCGTGGCTTAACTCTATTCTTACCATCACCCAAGTCAGTACCGTAGTCCTGAAACGTGGTATTGCCAGCAGTGAGTGTAGAGAATAAAGTAAATACATTATCCGAATATGGTATTGTTTTCAATGCATCGGCTACAGTATGTAATGATATCTTATTCACATCTAATAGGCGATTGTAAATAGGAGCCTTTACTTCAATTAAATTATCTTTTTGTGCAGAAAAACTACCATCAACAGGAATGGGAATGGGACCAGTTTGATATTCAGTAAAACAATCCATTGGGTTATTCCCAAGGTTGTCCACTAATCCTATTCCTGTGATAGCTAACCGATTCACTTTGAATTTTTCCTATCATGTTCATACAATGCCAAGAAACCATAGTGGATAATCTTAACGATATCTTTTCGGTGATCTTCAGGAGTTCCTTTCTTGCCATATCGACCATTATACTTATCGACATTACCAAGGAAGAATCCCATACCATGACCACGATCTACAATCACTTCGGAAGATTGGAGTCCACCCTGACCATAGTGACCCTGATAGGTCTTATCTATGTAGGCTTTGAACTCCTCTAATAGTTCATCTTCCCTAAACTTGTAGTCTGGTTTAGGCATTAAAAGTCCTCCGATGAATCAGTAGTCTCAACTTCTTCAGTGGTTTCCATACTCACACCGGCATCTACTTTGGTGTAGAGGTCAATGAAAGCAGACTTGGTGTCCACATCAAATCTGTTGACGCATAACTGAATGGCTTTGAGTCTATCATCGAACATTGCAAAGGCTTTCACAATGTGTTCTAGCCTTCTAGTTGAGATCAATTCATCAATCGCACCGTCATAGAAAGTCTTTCTGATAACGTCAGCCCAAGTAACTAACTTGTCGGCAAATTCATCATCAACACAACCTTGAACAGCCATTTTGTTGAGAACAATCTTTTTCTCTTGAGCCGCTGAAGGGTATTCTTGCTCGACAGTAATAGCAAAACGCTCAAGGAATGCTTCATCAAGAACTTGGGCACCCATAAACTTGCCATCATCAGAGCCTCGACCCTTAGTGTTAGCAGTAGCAATAACATTGAAACCAGCTTTAGGTGCAATCACCTCACCAGTTTTCTTATTGAAGTATGGTTTGCCTTCAAGTATCGCTTGCAGACACATCAACTTATTAGAGCCTCTATCAATTTCATCTAGAATGAGGATCGCACCGCGCTTCATAGCAGTCAGTACAGGACCTTCACGATAGACCACATTGCCATCGACCAGTGTATTACCACCAATCAGATCATCTTCATCAGTTTCGATGGAGATATTGACTCGGATCGCTTCTTTTTTAAGTTTGGCACATACTTGCTCAACCATCATAGTCTTACCGTTACCGGATAGACCGCAGATAAAAGTTGGGTAGAACACACCAGATTTTACAATGCTGGATAAATCTTTGTAGAATCCAAAAGGAACGTAAGTGGAATCTTTTTCGGGAATAAGATTCTCAATCTCAATTGATAATTTAGCTTGGGTCAAAACTTTACTCTCCGGAGCCTTAGTCTCAATTACTGCAACCGGGGGTGCAGACTGTGGGACAATCTGAGCAACCGGACCGTTATCACCAAAAGTATATTTACCTCGTGATACGGCATAATTCTCCACGATGTAACCGAGAGCAGAACCTTGCTTGGAAATTCCAAGTTGATCTGCAATCTGGTTCAAATCACTTCGGGTAAAAACACCACTAGGATTGTCAGTTTGTTGAAGCGCGGAGATAATTGATCCGACTTCTTGTTCTTGTTTGTCATTAGCAAACATTTGGGTAGTTAGTTGATTCATCATAATAGACCTCTCTCAAAAGGGTTAACTCAATTTATACATACATTATAGCTGGAGCCAAGGCATATGTCAACCTTTTTCTTCAATTATTTTTGGCTCCAAGCTATTGATTTCACGCAACTTTCTCAATGAAGCGATTTAAAAACACTCGGCTTGATGATTTATTCATGGCAAACTTCTTAAAACCACGTCTTAGATCACCCTTACTGGTAGATTTGACCTCAAGTTCAGTCTCTTCAACATCCAGACCTTTACCACCTTTAATAAGATAGAGCGCATCATACGCAGTGGCATTTGGTACTTCAATAAATCTATCTGGAGCCCAGGTCTTTTTGGCTTTGTCAAATGCATTCCAATCATAATCTTCAATCGCATTCATGAATTGATCACGGGCTTTCTTTACAGATGGCTCGACCAATCTGAAGCCAATCATTCTAGAGCCGGTAGTGGCTTGATAGTGTTTCATCATTGCATTCGAAAAGTTATTGTATCGAGGAGCAGAGTCACCGTAACCACGATTACTCTTAATTGCAGTAGTAATAGGACCTTCTTTGATGAAGACATCGGAAAACTTTTTGCCGTAGTATCTTTCTGGACTAGCATAACTGTTACCATCATCAAACTCTTTTATTTCACCAATCGTTTCCAATGTAGTGGAGTTATCACCGTCAGTAAGAATAATAGTATTCAATACTTCAAGAGATTTTGATTCTTTGAACTCAATTGCAATGTCACGGAGAATCATAATACCCTCAGCAAGAGGAGTCATACCCAAGTTTAAGTGTCTAGGAGCACAACTTCTGTCCATCTCGACCACATTATCAAAGTCATTATTTCTGTAGTAATTGCCAAACACCGTAGCGTAACCCAGAAGTTTTTTGAAAACTTTTGTATACTGTGCGGCACCGAGATCGGAAGTAATTAATTCTACCAAACCGACTTGAACATCATCCCAGTGAATGTCACCAACTTTAGGATCTCTGATCAAATCTGACCATCTAGTATTGTAACTATTTGCACAACTACTGAACCCATAAACTTTGAATGGAATATTTACTTTTTTACAGAAAGCAATTTGTATCATCAATTGTTCTAGGGTTGATTTCATTTGTTGGTACATTGACCCAGACATATCTAACAACATTAGCATACCGTGATTTTGTCCATCAGGCACAGTGGTCGATGATAAGAATAAATCGTCAGTCAGTTTGTATGCCCACAATTTATCTTCATTCAACTTACCAGTACTATTGATACGCTGTTTTTTAATCGCGGTAGCTTTTCTTTTCATTTCGAATTGCTGAACCAACTGATTAATAGTTGTCTTATGTTTTGTTTGGAATCTTTTCAGAAGAATATTTTCTGCTTCTGCCGGGGTATACTTTGGACCACCATACTCATTGTAAGTGGTCTCAAAGTCCCACACTTCAGCACAAGGCATAACTAATTTTTTAGTGATCAGTTTAGGCCATGTCACGTTAAGAGTTTCAAGACCATCAGTTTTAATTAGTTCTTGTTCTCTCGCACGGAAATTCGTATCGGTCATTGCTTCAGGCTCTAATGAACCATCGCTAGAACCTTTCATGATATTGCCGTCGGAAGTTTTTTCAGTAGAAGTTTCATCAGTTTCTTCAGATTCTTCAGACTCTTCACCAGTGGTAGCATTAGAAGTATCAGTCTCTTCAGAAGATTCACCATCTTCATCGGCATCACCAGATTCATCAGAAGACTCACCGTCTTCACCGGCATCAGATTCTTCAGCAGTTTCTGGATCATCCCAAGGCTCGCTAACATCATCAGAATATCCGTCATCAGAATATTCAGCATCATCAGTATCATCACCAAAAAGATCATCTTCTGGTTGCATTTGATTCTGCATTGCTTCTTCAGATTTAGAATGTTCAAAGAGCGAGTTGGCTAGTTCAACAACTTCATCCCAAGTATTACATTTAGCAACTGCATCTACAAAAGGCATTTCTTCAGCACTAAAAGGAACAGCCAACATTGAGCCGCCCTTGAAGTGAAGGTTGATTCTATCGATAAGAGGAAGGTCAGAGATTTCTGTATTCTTCAATCCGAAGAAATCTTTCTTCAGAAGAATATCATAACCCTTAGCAAAAGACTTTACTATACCAGGGTAACGTAACTTGATTAGTTTCTCAATACGTGCATCTTCAATGACATTGAGGAATGATTTGAAACCACCGCCTCGATTACAAGTGGCAGTATGCCAACCTTCGGGCGGAGTTTCTAGACCGTGACTGACTTCATGACCAATGAATAGATCATAAAGTTCTGGAGCCATCTCGACCCATCTGGGTAAGATAACTTTACGTGCTTTCAAATCGAAAGCCGCAGTAGAAACATTTTGATGCTCTACTGACAGATTCTCAGTGGCTAGTAATTTAGCCAAATTTGATTTCTGATTAATTTCCATAAACAACCTCTCTCATTTATATATACATTATGACAGGTGTTAAGGTAAAAGTCAACCTTTTTCTTTGGTTCTAAGTCATTGATATATAAGAGGTTGTTAAATTATTTTGATTTAGGTCCTTTTTTACGAGTGGTTTTTGGTGTTGGAACAGGCTTTTCTGCTTCTTTTTTCTTCTTATCAAGGTAATCTCCTCGCTTGTTCAACCGGATGACTACTTCATCTGGTTTGATCCACATATCAACACCTGATATTATATCATCAATTTCCTTCTTTGTAAAGAACCCTGCATATACATCATGCATCAATTCAGAAATCCAATCTGCATCATGAGTTACCTGAGAAATCATTTCTGATCCCTTGCCCCATGATCCACCAGAGTATGTGTGGACCATAAACTGGCTATGATCAGAGACTTCACAAATATCTCCACATAAAAAAATCATAGTGGCGGCTGATAGACAGGCACCCTCAATCGATGTTACTAATGTGGCTTCTGTTTCTCTCATGGCTCTCATCATTTGAACTGCTGTATTGATCTGCCCACCATGAGAGTTGATATGAACATATATTACATCGTTTGGTCCTGCGCGCCTGAACAATTGATTCCACTCAATGTACTTGTCAGGACTTTCTATAGTATCATGGAGATACAAGTCATATGTTTTTGCGATTGATCTTTCAAAAACATTTGTGTTTAAATTTAAATCTTCAAGTTTAAAACTATTCATAAAATTGAGTTACCGCCTTAATTTTCTCTATTTGTTTATCGATGATTGCAGTCCTATTTGGCCAGTGAATATATTCTTTTTCTGGATTTTTCTTTAGATTCTGCAAAAGTGGCATTATCATATCTTCTAGAGTTTTTAATTTTTGCTGAACATCGCCAGCTACTAAATCTTTGTGTTCACTTATTAGTGTACTGTTGTCCATTGAAATTAATTTTGCTTCAATGTCGTACAATTTTTCCATAACAGAGTCCATTGCTTCGGCTGGGAGTTCTGCTCTTACTGGTGCTGTTGGTGTTGTTCCAGTAGGTGCTTCATCTACCGCAGTAAATCCAAAATCGTATGTGTTATCTGTCATTTTCCTTTTTCCTTCTATTAAACCTTTTTACTTTTTTATCTAACGATTTTATTGCCCTGTTTAATTTTAACTTAGATGCTCTACTAGTAAAGTTAAGTCCCAACATATGATCATACTCATGTAGTGCAACTCTTGCGGCTAAACCTAAAAAAGTTTCAGTAGTTTCTTTGTTATTTAAATCAAAATATTTTATAGTACATTCTGTAGGTCGAGAAATGTGAAGTCTAAATCCCGGCATACTTAAACACCCTTCTTCTGCTAGACTTGTTTCATCATTCACACCTATTAACAGTGGGTTAAAAAGAGTACGATTAAATTCTTCTCCTGTATTGGGATTCTTTACGCCCATACAAAATACTCTTTTGTCTTCGCCAACTTGATTCGCAGACAACCCAATGCCTTTTAACTCAATCATCTTTTTCATAAGATCGGTTGCAAATTCTTTTGCGTTATCATTTTCAAAGTCAAATACTTCTGGCTGTTTTTTCAGAAGTGGATTATCTAATGCTACTAATTCCATTTATACTATCACCGAATAATTTTGTTTTTTCTCAAATTTAATTACTGACCTAAACTTGTCGAACAGTTGGTCACCCTTGTGTGAAATCACAAATACATTTGCTTCTTCTCCTATAGTATTTAGTAAGGTCATCACATAGTCTGTACCATTATTGTCCAAACTACTGTCAAATACTTCATCAAGTATCAGTAGGTTAGTTGCGGCACTGTTCTTCATCTTAGCAATTGTTCTCCATGTAAACAACAGGGCTAAATCAATACGCTGTTTTTCACCTTCACTGAATGACGCATAACTAAACTTATCTCTGTGGCGAGATTTAATTGTTTCGTTAAACTTCTCATCTAAATCAAACTGAACAAAGAAGTCCATAGATGCTAAAAATTTATTTACCAATTTATTGATGGCAGGCAAGTATTGTCGAATGATTCTTGTTTTTATACCAGTATCTTTGAGTAAGTTACTAGCAACAGACAGATAATGGCTCTCCTCGCTCTTCTCTGTGCGTTCTGCCTCATGTTGGACCACTATTTTAGCCAAATCTTTTAGCTTCTTTTTCTCTTCATCAATGTCTGCTACATTTGATTTTGCTGTAGATATATCAGACTGTAATCTAGTTAGATATTTTTGACTGGTAATGATCTCGCTATTGATATCTGCAATGCTGTCAGTAATATCAATGAACTTTTCCATAGATTTATTTAAAGTTTCAAACTCAGTATCAATCTGTTCAGATGCATTGGTAAGTTCTTCAATCTTCTTTTGTCTTTCATTCTTAATTTCTTCTTTGAAATCATGTGGTATACCTTGCTTACAAGTAGGACAGTCATCGTGGTTATGGTAAAAATCTAACTCTTTATTTACTTTAGTAATCTGACTACTAAATTTTTCTTTAAATACATTCAGTTTCTTCATTCTATCTTTTGGATTACCCAAAGAAGTTTTCTCTGTTTCTTTTTCTACAATCTGTTTTTCATGCTCTTCTATTGCAGAATGAATATCTTCTATTTGTTTTTCTATTTCAGCAATTTTTATTTTCTTATCGTTCTCAAGATTTTCAATGTACTGTTTTTGAAGTATTGCTTTCTGCTTAGAAACTTCTACATTTGCTTCTATATCACGAATGGTTTCTTTCATCTTGTTTACTTTGTCTTTTAGGACTTGGTTCATTGTGGTAAAAATTTGTATGTCTAAAATGTCTTCGATGATTTCTCTTCTACTACCCAATGGTAGTTGCATGAATGGTGTAAAAGACGCACTACCCAATATAACAATTTGAGTAAATGACTTAAAGTTTAGTTTAAGTACAGAGTCTTCTAGATACTTCTGCGTATCTCTTAATGATGCATCTTGATCTACCAGTGAACCATCACAATGAATTTCAAACACATTTGGTTTCACACCACGAATTACTTTATAGTCTTTTGTTCCAATTCTAAATTCTACCTCAACAGATAGACCTTTGCCATTGACTGAATTTAATAGTTGTCCTTTACTGATTGCTCTGAATGGTTTATTGAATAGTCCAAAACATAAAGCATCAAGCATGGTAGATTTACCACTGCCATTTTCACCTACAATAAGTGTATTTGGACTACGTGTAAAATCAATTTCAGTAAATGCGTTACCAGTAGAAAGAAAATTCTTCCATCGTAACTTTTCAAATATAATCATATAAGTCCTCTAGACTTCAAGTGAGGAATGATAGCACCCTCAGTGTACATATTATGTTGCGTTGGTGTTGGATGTTGAGATGTTGTCGATTTTGGAGGTAAACCTTCACAGAAAGCTAGTTCAGTATTATCTGAACACCATTGATACTCTGAAGTAATCCATTTAGTATGATCTACCATGTCGTGCAAATATTTAACATTTTTATTTTGTGAATGTTGTTGCATTAAACAATCATCCCATCCCAAAAACATAAAGTAATTTATTTTATGTCTTTTCAAATAATTTTCAACCCGAAGAATGTCTTCATATGTTCGTATTAATTCATCTATTGGATCAGAAAACTGCATATGATTTTCAGACACACTATCAGGCCAGTTTGAATTTGATAACAACCATGAACCAGATTTGTCTTTAAACATCTTAATTGGATTTCCTGTATTTCTTGCCAACATATCGTGATGTTTATTTTCTAGTTCCCAAACTTTGATCTGTGTTTCAGACAGAAATCTTGCAAATCTATTTTGTGCTGACCACTGTACAGCAACCAACAGTTCATCTGATCTGCGGCATTCTTCTACTGCATGAATAACTCTTCTAGCAATAAGATTGTTTCCCTGAGAAGAAGAAGCGGTACTAACCAATTCAACATCTAGGTGTTTTGCTAGATACTCTGCCCAAGTATTACCAATAAATGGGTGTGTAAAGGAACAACCACCTGATATTATTTTGTTAATCAATACTCTGTGCCTCTACATACAATGTACGTAGAACAGTTTTCAATTTATCTTTATCAAGATCCGTGTTGGTACTGTCTACATAATCATTAAGCAATGTCATAGTATCATCCAAGTTTACTTCTACATCACCTACTGCATCATCTTCGAACTCTGAAAAGTCTTCAATGATTTTTAATTCAGTAAGATTACATTGGTATAATTTTTCAACAAAAGAATCAAAGTATTGAAAGTCATTCTTCTTGACTACAATTAATTTTATACAAGTACCTTCAATAGAAGTAAAGTCAAAAGAATCAAGGCGTTCTCTAAAACTGTCACTGGTATCATCATAGTGAAATTTGTGAAAAATTGTAAACGGGTTTTGTAGAAATTCGACATCATTTGTATGGGTGTCATATATATTAAATCCCCTTGGATCATCGTAATCAGACCATGTAATTTCATAAGGGTTGCCAAGATACAAAATGTTACCACTCCGAGAACGATGATGATAATGCCCACTGCATACCAAATCGAACCCGCTAAAATTGTCAATGCCCATTCCGTGGTCGTTTGGCATGCCCTTATACATTTGGAAACCAGCAAACTCAAAGTGTCCAAAACAAACTTTTGCGTCAGTACTTTTGATTTTTGCCATACTGTCATTGTAGTTTTCTGAACAGATCCAAGGTACAAATAGAATTTTTCTACCATCAAATTCCAGTTCCTCAATTGTAGGATAAATCTTAACATTTTTATATTCTCTCAATAAAAGTTCTGGAGAGTTTACATCATTAGTGTTCTTAAAGTATGTATCATGGTTACCAGGTATCATATGGATGTCAATATCCAAACTGGCAGCCTTGTCAAAGAAGTATTCTTTACAACTTCTCAGGGTATTGTAATTGATATACTTTCTTCTATCAAATACATCTCCTAAATGCATAACAGTTTTAATCTCTTTTTCTACCAGTGTGGGAAAAAAGAAATCATCATAAAACTTTTTAAAGAATGCATCGAATTGTAATGAATCACTTCTTGCTCCGAAGTGGGTGTCATTAATAGTAGCTATTTTCATGTAGTTAGAATTTTTCTCAGTGTATTAGCTTGGCTTTTTGCATCATCTAGTGCATGATGGTGCAGATCATTATCTGCGGCACGAATATCAGAGTTTCTTATACCCATCAGATTCATCACAGTTCTAAAACACATAATGTTCCAATGTTTCCAAGGATAATCTGATATGCCACAGGCTTCATAGGCTTCTTCTAAGATAGTAACATCAAACGATGCACCGTTACCCCAAATCATTACTTGATCATTGCCAATAAATTGAGTGAATGCTTCTAGCGCATCTTCAATATCTACTGGATCAACCATCAGTGCTTTGAGTGCTTCTGGTTTTTGTTTTTGCCACCATTCTACAGTCTTCTTATCAATATGTAAGCCTCTATCTTTACAAGACTTTGCATCAACATTGATATAGAATTCTTCTTCTGGTTTGCCATCCAATCTAAATTTAGTTGCACCAATAGATACAATTGTAGAGTTGGCGCGAGTACTTAAAGTCTCTAAGTCCACCATGATGTGAACTTGTTTAGGATCAGTTGGTGATGCCATTATTTTCCTTGCCCTCTGTATTTCTTATAGCTTCTCTTTTTATGTTTGTTCATAGAACTCATTTTGATATTGCCATTACCTATACTGGTTGCTTTGTTTGTTGGCTCTATAGATGTATGAGTGCCAATTCCTCTTTGCTTTGCCATTAATTATCCTCCTCGATCACTATGTCAAATGTTCCTTGTGATTGCATATCAAAAAATTTAACCCAGTCTTGTTTGCTAAGTTCAGGTAACTCAGTGACAAATTCTTCTCCGTCACCAAATGTAAACGTTACGGTGCCTTCTGGTGTTATAGCATAGGCATCGTTTATGTCATACTTTTGTTTTTTGTTTGTGAAATCTACCTGTATTACGTTGTCATCTTTCATAGATACAGTTCTCCAAGTAACACACAGTATATGCCATGTGCTACCAAATGTCAAGTGGTTTTTGAATTATTTTAAGGCTTCGATCTTTTCTTTAGCCAAGTCTACGGCTTCCCTGTCGCTCAGGTACTTGGGCTTACGTTTAGGAATCTTAGAATTGGTTTCTTTATGATCTTCATTGTGCTTGTTTGCTTGGTCTATTTGGTTCTTCATATAGTCCAAGTACTCGCTTCCAACAGTATCTTGACCTTCTGCAAACATATCAGTGAAGTCCATGTTGGTAATCATCTTCATCTTAATATCGATGTGCTTCTTTTCTTTTTTGATCCTACGTATGAAAGCATAGTATGTGATCTGTGTAAAGTAAGCAAATGGATTCTTAGATTTTTCTGGATTGAAGTTATCAATATACGTTATGCAATTTTCGATCCCGTCTAAGATCATCTCATCACGAAATGTATAGTTGACAAAGTTTGATTTGTAGGCTAAATGATTTGCAATCTTGACAAAACATTCTCCTAGATAGTCTGTTACTCTTGGTTTAGGATCACCAGCGGCTTCGGCTGCCAATCTTAGTTCTCGGTATGCAGTGATTGCTACCAAAAATTCTTTGTTATCAACGTAATGTTGTTTCGGTGTAGTTTTTTTCATTTTATTTCCTCATAATGTAAAAAAAGACTTGACATTCCAAAAATACTCTGTATAATAGGGCGTGTCCCTTTAGAAAGAATACTAATGTATTTGATCATTATCAACTGCTTGAGCATATGCAAAGATATCCGCAAGTGTTTCGTCTGGATCTGATTCGTTATCCTGTTCGGGATAAAAAGTCTTTTCTACTATCGCATAATAATCTTGCACATACGCCCGCCCTAAGGTTGATATATTCGCAATGATTGTTTTACTCATACAATATTCTAAATCGTCAGAGAAAGGGATCCATCCCATAAGAGCAAAAGACTCTTGCATTCCTCTAGGGCCTTCAGAATAATGTCTTGTGATTTTTAAAGGCGTATGGAGCTTCACTTGATCCGCAGAAATTTCTTCAACAGACGCAACCAACTGGGTCTCGTTCGTTAGAGTAATTACTTTAGGTTCTAGTTCGTTCATTTAATTTCTACCTTTGCTATCTTATAGTTAAAAGATTCTTCATTGTAAATTTTAATTCGTTCTAACATATGGTTCAGTGTAAAGTTTTTCTTTGATTTCCAAGACAGATCATCTCCAACATCGAATAAGTTACACGCTTCTTTCTGATTACCTTTTCTAAGTCCTCTACCAATTGATTGTAGATTTCTGATACGAGACTTACTTGGTGAAGCAAAAACAACATTATGTAAGTTTCTAATATTTATACCAGTAGAAAAAGTACCATATGAAGCAATGATTATAGCATCTTTTTCTTGCTCTGTCAAGTGTCTAATTTCTTCTCTTTGTTCTGTATCTGTTCCACCATGGACAAAGAATACTTTTCTACCATCTTTTGCTTTTTCACTTATCATTGTATTGAGTACTGCTCCATGCTTTTCAACAAACTGATAGAGTACCAAGGTGTTGCCAGTCTGAGCAATAGATAAGTTTGTTATAACTGCATTTCTTTTTGGGTTTGTTACTAGCCAATTCATTTCTTCTTGATATGGCATTTTACTTACTAGTTTCCTTTCTGCTTCAGAGTATTCTAAAAGTAAACAAACAATCTTCAACTCAGCCAGTTGCTTATTGTCCATTAGTTTCTTTGTAGTAGTTACTTTGTAGACTCTACCAAAAACACCTTCAAGAACAAGTCTGTGTGTTTTTGTACCATCAAGCGTACCTGTTGTACCTATTCTATACTTTGCGTTAGTAAGTTTATCCATCAATGTAGTTAAAGATTTTGCTTTGAAGTTGTGTGCTTCATCACCATAGATTACATCGAATTCATCAAACCAAGACTTAGGAAATTTATATATTGATTGCCAAGTTGAGATTACAACTGCGGCTTTGTTTGATTTGTCTTTGCCACTGTAGATTCTATGGCAATACTTGTTTGCTTGCCATTCATCTTTTGATGCGTAGTCATTAAAATCTCCCCACATTTGCTCAACGAGGGAAGTCGTTGGCACGATGATAAGCTGTTTACGTCCGTGTGCTTGGTGATAACGTAAAAGGCTGTAAATGATAAGAGACTTACCACTAGCAGTAGGAGATAAAAGAAGAGATCGACCATTGTTAATCGCATGAGTTACTGCCTCTAGTTGATAGTCTCTAATGTCAATAGGTTTATCTTGACTATGTAGGTTCAAAGACTTCGTGAATTTTGTTACTTGATCAAGTGTACCATCTTCTCCAATCTTGTCAAGTTTAACGTCTACTTTATATTCTAACTGCTCACAGAATTCTATAAGATAATCTAAAAGACCAACATATAGTTCTCTTGTGTACATATTAAACATTCGTGCTTTGCCATCCCACATTCTGTTTCTGTAGGCAGGCATAAATTTTGCGCCAGGTACCTCAAATGTAAAGAACTCTACTATTTCTTTTGCGGTACTTGGATCCGTGTCTATTAAAAGATGTACTTCATCTTTCTTAGTGACAGTAATCATTTACATTAATCCGTTCGTAAATTTTGTCCACTCTATGCTGTTCTTAATATCCCAACCTCTGCCTTGTACTGCTCGTAGTACTCTTTCTAAGTAGTCAACTACAGTACCAATATATTCTAGTTTATCAGTCTGTTGAATAATGTCATCATCAGATTCAAGATACTCATGCATATCAGACTTTAATGGTTTATTACCTAAATACTGCTCCCACCCCAATGCTTCTAACTCTTGTCTGGATAACTCGCCACGAAAATACTGAGACTTAATTCTTTTGAGTTTGATTAAACTAGTCTCTGCTTTTCTGTATTGTAGTTTTGCTGTGGAAAGATGATTCAGATATTTGGCATGAAGTTCTGGAGTTTTGGTACTCTCTTTGCCTAAGTTCAATTCATCAATTTTACAATCTTCGACCCACATAACTTGTAAGTCTTTTAATGAAATCATAATATATCTCCATAATATAATACTATTTATACTCTAAGTTAGAGCATCAATTGAATACGTTCTGTATTTAAATGCGGCGATACCAATGAAGTAATCACCAGCGCCATTTGTGATATCAAAATCTAATCCTGATAGAGAAATGGGAAAAGAATCTTTAAATGTAACCTTAACATTTGGATTATTGTTTGAGTCTAGTACAAACAAAGTAGCGTCACTTACTTGTGCTATACCTTCTTTGACACCCTTGTTTGCTGTTGCTGTTCTATATTCTTGACTCTTGATAAAGTCTGTAAACTCTTGGTGCTTCTCAGGGAAGCCGAGACCACGTAGCCAAGCATATAACTCTTTGTAGTTACTCATGTCTTCTTGAATAAGAAATCTAATCATCAACTCCCCAAATCTTAACTTGTCTCCAGGGTATGCAATGTCTACAAGTGGTGTTACCTGCTCTGGAAATCCCATAGAAATTTCTGGTATATTGGCTGCCTGACAGAAGAACGATACATTTGGCATATTATGTACTTGAAACTTAAAACCATTTGGGCGCAGATAATCTAGTTCTGACGGATTTGATCCATCAAAAGTTCCTTCTGTTACCGATGCTATATTGTTAAAAGCCATTTGTTTCTCCGTTAAACACTAAACTGTATACTTTCACCGCAACCACATGAACTTGCTTCATTTGGATTTGTGATCTGTATTTCAGAACCAGTCATACTGGTAACAAAATTAATTATAGAACCTGACATAATATCTGTACATACATCATCTACTACAATGATGTTATCTACAAGTGTGCCATTAGAATCATCTTCTGTGTAGTCCCATGTGTAAGCAAATCCAGCACAACCACCACCTTTAAGAGATAGTCGCACATACTTTTGTCCCGAAGACTCTAATAGTTCGGTCCAGTATTTCTTTGCATCTGCTGAAATTTTTATCATACTACTATTTATACACCCATTCTGTTCTCAAATCTATAGGTTCTTTTGTGCGAATATTTCGTATAACTTTATTTCCTAGTATTTTATTGTTTCTTGGAGTAAGATGATTTGCGTGTTTAGAATCTTGGTCCCAACATTCTTTGATTTCATACCAGTACCTACCTTTTAAATCAAACATAGCTTCCATCTGTCTTTTTGTAACTCCTGACAGACCAGCGTTACTAGAACCCTGGTTTTCTCCACAAGTTGCTATTTCAATATGTTCTTTATCTTTTCTGTTTATGTAGTCATCACCACCTATAGGTAATACAATTATTGTTACATTTTTTGTTATTGCATCATATTGTAAAGCGTTTAAGAAAACGTTCATCGTGGCACTATGTGCATCCGGATTGTACATATCTCCTAGAAAAAACTCTTGGGGCTTGAATTCTGCACCCGTCTGAGGTTTTCCATTTTTTGCAGGTGTTATTTGATGAGCAGTCATAAATCTTGGCTGGTTATATATTGTAGGATCTCTTAAAAATATTCTTTCCATGGCTGTAAGACTCATAAGAACAATATCATTTGCTTCAAGGTGCGCTCTCTGATTTTCATATGTGTAGTAAAGATAATCTAAACTAGAAGCAGGAACTGCAAAATTTATAAACTTATATTTAGGAAATTCTTCTGCAACCCACAGAGTCCAAGATTTTGCGTTATCATAATCTGCGGCATAACTATCACCAAATATCATTATTTTAGGCATATTTTTCCTTGTAGTCTTCAATGGCAGCCTTAATAGCATCTTCTGCTAGTACACTGCAATGTATTTTTACAGGTGGAAGTGCCAGTTCTTCAGCAAGTTCTGTATTCTTTATTGTACTTGCCTCGTGTAACGACATACCCTTTACCCACTCTGTTAGTAATGAACTGGAAGCGATTGCAGAACCACAACCATATGTTTTAAATTTTGCATCTGTGATCACATCATCTTCGACTTTAATCTGTAGTCTCATAACGTCTCCACACGCAGGTGCACCTACCATACCTGTGCCAATACCATCTGTGTCTGGGTCCCATTTGCCTACGTTGCGAGGATTTTCGTAGTGATCTATAACTTTATCGCTATATGCCACTTCAGTATCTCCTGTACTGTTAGAAGTACTACTATTTATACGCACAAAAAAAGGGAGCCGAAGCTCCCTTAAAAGTGTCTCTAATGAGATTCTTTTTATATTACATAAGGTTAGTAACTTTAGACAGTCTGTAGTACTGGTTACGGTCAGCAGTAAATGTTGCACCGTCAGTAGTACCGTTAGCTTGAGTCACGTATGGGTTTGCAATCATGCCATATCGTGTCTTGAAGCCAATCTTAGGCTGGAAGTTACCTGGGTCAATCGCTCTAACCATTTGCAGAGGTACGTATGGGCAGTAGAAGATACCAGCATCATATGCGCTAGATCCTTTATAACCAACTACGTAGAACTGTGAAGCGGCTCCAGTATTTGCTGAATATGGATCAACATATACTTTGTAACGACCGTTAAGAACACCAGCAAATGTATTACCAGTATCGTCAACGTTAAGTGGACCACCACCTTGTAGTGCTGAACCAGTATCAAGAACACCAGCCATTGAGAGTGCAGCCGCAACATCAGCAGATGTGATGATGAAGTTACCTTTCCCTCTACGTGTGTCTTGCGCGATTACGTTAGCATCTCTTTCAATGTTGAAGAGAAGACCTTTGAATCGCTCAACTGACCATCTGCCATTTGAATCAACGTCAAGGTCGAAAGTACCGGCTGTTGCAGTAGATGCAGAACCAGGCTTAGCGACTTTGTAGATTGTTCTAATAACTTCACGGTTAATTTCAGCAAGAATTTCTTGTGAAAGAATGTTTGACAACTCACCTTCAGCGTCCAAACCATGGATAGCTTTAAGGTCTTGAGCCAATTCTACTGTGTACTCAGCTTTCAGTGCGCGAGTCTTCGCAGTAACGGTTGTTTTCTCGATTGAGAAAGCCATTTCATTGAAGTCTGTTCCACCTGAATCACCAAGTGCTTCAGCAGTATTAGTAGCAATGCCAGTACCTGTAGTAAAAGTACCGTCAACTGGGTTTGAGCCAGCATGAGTACCAGTACCAGAAAAGTCTGTGTCTGCTTCGTTGAATAAAGCCTCTGTACCAGTTTGATTGGTAAAGTGTGACTTCATTGCAAAGATAAGACCAGTAGGTCCAGTCATTGGTTGAACACCAGCTACATCATAAGCCATAAGATTAGGCAATGCCCGTCTTACAAGACTAATGAGAATTGGGTCGTAGTTGTCGATTCCGCCACCAGTATTACTATTGACAGCGACTTCGTTAAGAGCAAGGCGTTCTTCACGACAAGCCTTCTCTTGGTTTTCAAGAATAACAGCGGTAACTGCTTTCTTGTATGGGTCTTTGATTTCGCCAAGAGCTTCGTGGTCCAGAACTGGAGCCCACTTCTCTTGAATTTGTTCAGAAAGATACATTTTTCGTTTCTCCTATTGGGGTTTTAGTACTATTATTTATAAAATAAAATATTTTAGAACTTTGCTGATTGAGAGATTGCCTGAGCATATCTGGAAATATAACTGTCGTCTTGGTTTAACCCTTCTACAGTGTCTTCCAACTTATCTTCGGAATCTTGTTGCCCTTGTTTTGGAAAATAGTTTTCCTTGACTACTGCAACTTTTTCGGTAAAGATTTCAGTGCTACCAAAATCAATATCTTCAACAAGTTTTGCAAATTTTTCAGCTTCAGTCAGTGTTAAGTCTTCACTGGCTTCTTTGATGATTGCTTGCTTCTGAAGATTTTGCTTTTCTGCAACAACTTCGATCTTTTCTTCAAGGGACTCATTTAACTTTGTTTCCAAAGAGTCAATTTTGTCCTGCATTTCGCCCAGTACATCATACTTTTCTTCGGGTACTTGGATGTAGTGTTCAGCGAATAGGGTTTTCATACCAGAAATGAAGTCTTCAGTGATCTCAGCACGTAGACCTCGCTCTATGGCAAGTTCATTTTCTTTCATCCAGTTCTCAGCAACATAGGAAAGGAACGAATCTAGTTTTTCTACCATTTCTTCCTTGAATGTTTCTTGCTGTAACTGTGCTTCTTCTTTTAGTTCTGCTTCGATTGTTTCCATTTCGTTAGCAATACGTGCAGTGACAACGGCTTCAAAAATACCAGCTGCCTTAGTCTTGAATTCTTCAGAGAGTTCTTCTTCTGATTCAAACAAACCTTTAATGTCTTGACCGAAAAGAGTTTCTTCTTCTTCTGCAACAACTTCTTGATCTTCTGCAACTTCTTCTTCAGCAACGACTTCAAACTCTTCTTCGGTGCCTTCGTCTTCAGAAATAACTTCTTCTTCAGATGCTACTTCTTCTTGAGCAACTACGCCCTGTGAAGATGCATTGTTTACTGAATTTTCAGTGTCTTCTTCGTTTTCGAAATTTGAAGGAGCTTCTTTAGCACCATTACCCTTAGGCAATGTTCCATCTTTTTTCGCTTTAGCAGATGCGGCTTTACCAACTTCAGATGTTAAACCACCTTCTTTGTTACCCGTTCCACTTAAATCGTCTTTTGCAGGATTGGCATCTGAACTACCCTGAGTAGGGGCAGATGAATCACCTGGTTTACTATTGGGTGAAAGGTTGTCTGCCTTCTCATCCAGTTCTTGGAGTTCTTCACTAAGTTGACCAACTTCTCGGCCCTTAGCAAGAAACTCTCTAATCTTGTTTTCTACACTCATGTTACTGATCTCCTTTTAGGATTATGTTTCTGATAATTATTTATAAAAAATTAGATTTCTGACAGTCTTTTCATGAAAGATTCAAAGACTACTAATTTTGCTTCATCCAGTTCACGGGCAGAAGTCTTACTAATATAAGTCTTTGCCATATCAACTTCTCTTTCTTGCCAGATGCCATTCTCTAGAATCCACTCTCTGTTCTCCATGATGCCTCTTACAAATGCATCTGGTGCTGAAGGATCAGAAACTATGTCTGCGGCAGTTGATAGCATGAAATCGTCCTGCACTTCATTGATACCATTACGCTCTTTAAGAGAGCCTAGTCCACGTGAACTAACTCCCAGTTGAGCACCTTCTTCAATAAGGTTTCTGGCAATGTTTCCCATTGGAGTATCAAGAATTTTTGCTTTACCGATGTAGTTATTACCATCTTCTTTTAGTGAAGTAATAAGGTGTGATACACGGTCAAGATTAACAGTAGGTCCATCAGGATGACCAAGTTCGCCCATGGCTCTCTTAGTATCGATGTTCTCTTTAGTGTACCTAGCAACCTCTCGTTGCATAATTTCTTTCGGGTACATTCTACCGTTTCTATTTTTTAAATCTGATTGAAGAAAGACACCCTCAATATACATTGATTTCTTGCCGTCTTTTTCTTCTACGATGTACTTGACATCTTCTACTGTTTCAGTAATAAGTTTCATTATCCTAAATCTCCATCTGCACCTTGGTGCTGTTGTGAACCGTAACCGTCAACTTTAGTTAGTTCAATGATTACTGTTCCAGATGCGCCAGAAATTGCAACGTCAACGTTTTCGCCATTGTGCTGATTGTCTGAGAAACCATTGAATTCAATTGAACCCGATTCGGCTAAGTCATACAGAACGTTACTATCTCTAGAGATAACAGCGGCACCAGACGCACCTAAAGTCCAGTGAATCGCTCTGATATTCGCTTTTGGTGACGATTGAGTTTCTGTTGATTTTTTTAATGTTGTTGCAAGTGCGATTGAGCCAGTCGCAGATGTTCCCCGAACGGCGACAACCCCTTGAACTTGGGTCAGTTTTAAAACGTCTACTACGACTGCCATTTACTTTCTCCTAATAACCTTTTTTCTTGTGATTGGAATGCGGCCCTTCTTGTAAAATATCAAGGTCAACGGTATCACAAGTTTCAATTCCGTGTTCGAACATCACTTTATACCAAGAAACGTTTCCGTCTGCGTCTGGTTCAGCGTGTTCTGCGTGAAGTGGGCGCCCTTCACCATGCTCTTTGTGCAATACTTTCATCGCGCAATTATGTGTAAGTTTAGGATCTTCTGAAGAACCTTGTTTAGGAGGTAGTTTATCACCTTCTACACCATCTTCCGCTGGATGATTTGCAGTAGGTTTTTCTTTACTGGGTTTCTTTACTGCCAGTGCTTCTTCTTTAAACTGCCTAAACGTCTTCATTTGTTTCTCCGTTTTCTACTTCAGACTCTTCTGCAGGCTCTTCTACTTC